GTTCCGGCTGTGGTCTCGCGGACTAGCGCGATGCCGTAGTTGCCGAAGTCGATCGAGTTCAGCAGCGTGCTACCGGTGCCCGCAGGCGGCGGTGATGCCAGGCCGGAATAGGCCGCTGCATAACGCAAACTGTTGGTTGGGGCGCCGCCATCGGTGACGCTCTGCACCGTCAGAGCACCATCGCCCTCCAGTAGAACAATGCCGGTGACGTTGGTGTTGGTTAGCGCCGTGACCGTGGCCGCCGACGCATACATGATGTCGGTCGTGTTTGACCGGTTGACCGTGATGGTCTGGTTGCCGCTGGCTAGACCAGAGCCAGCAAAGAACAGATCGGTCCGGCCTGCCTCGCCAGCACTGTCAACCGCAGCGCCACCGCTCACGCGAGTCAGCGTCACACTGCCGTAGGTGACGCTGCTAACTGGATTGCCCGTGCTGTTGGCAACATGCACAAAAACGAGCACACCTTGCGGCGTGCCCGTCTGTGTGTGCGTCCAGCTGAACGCTGTTTGGCTTACTGAGCCTGTAGTCGCTGCGTGCGACTCCGAGGCAGCACTATGGGCAACAGCCACGGTCCCGCCTCCGCGTCAGTTATCAGGCCAGGGTCAGGATGCCAGCAGCGTCCCAAGTGATTGTGAAAGTCTCGCCGTTCAGCAGGTCCACGGCTGCACCGTAGTCGTACCAGCCGATCAACTCATCGTTGGTGGCGGTGTTGTTGTAGAGCACAACGTACCGGAACGTCGGCACCGTGCCGGTGGCGGTCAGCACCAGATCATTGGCGTCCAGTTTGTAGCTGCCGCTGGTCTGCGCCGAGGTCACGCCAGTCAGATCGCGGCCGGTCGTGGTGCCGTTCTGAATGTTCGTGTAGCTGATCTGGGTGATGTTGCTCAGCTGCGTGTTGGTGTTGACAGGCAGCGTGTTGGTCAGCGCCACCGTCAGCGTGTCGCTGCCGAGGTTATGCACCTTCTCAGCCAGCGCCTCCACGAATGAGTTGAATTTTTGGAAGGTCGCCATTTGAACGGGGCTCCTGTGCTATGGCTTCAGTTTAGGGTCAGAACGCGACGGAGAGATTGAACTCATCGACCGTGCCTGACACCGCGGTAATGTCGATCCAGACGAACTGGCCAGAAGGGATCGGCTGGTTCTGAACCGTGCCGATGTCGCCGGTCGTGGTGTTGGTCACGGTGTCAGAAACTGTCGCCAGCGTGCCAGTCGTTGTGCGATCGGCCGCATAGCGGAGCTCGTAGGTCACGGATCCGCTGGAGACCAGCCCGACCACTTCTTGGATGGTCGTTGACCGTGTTGTCCTGAACAGTGTGAAGCTGTCACCCGCCAGCGGTCCTGCGATCGTGATGCTGCGCGGTGCCGAACCGTTCACCGGCGGCTTGTGCTCCCATCGATTCTGCGCGTCGTCCCAGGTCAGCACGTCGCCGTCGTGCGCGTCGGCAGTTTCAACGTCGTGGCAGTCCTTCAGGAACTGCCCGGTTGCAGCGCGAACAAAGATGGTGCCGTTGTTGCCCGAGTAGATCACTGCCGCTACTGGCAGCTTCAGGTTTGGTCCGTCAGGCTCAGTCGTGACGAACCCGCCTGGCACCGCTGGATCGCAGTAAAGAATCGAGCCAGCGGGAAATGCGCTGGTGTTGATGCCGCGCACCTTGCCGAACGTCGTGACAAACCCACTGGCGCCCGGCGTAATGGTCTCGGTCATGACGCCGAGAAACACATGCCCCGGCAGCGTGCCGTTCGCCACCATCGGCACCACACCCAGCTGGCCGCTAGCACCATGTGTGCCGGCGTACATCACACCGGTGCCTTCAGGAATCGTGCTAGCAGAATCGTTGTGAACGAGGAATGCTGTCTCTTGGCCGACCTGTAGCACAGTGCCGCCGCCCTTGGCGATGTCCAGCGTCTGCTCATCGGCGTTCCATGCCAGCTCGCCAGCCGTGTCGGCATTGCCGCCGGTCGTCAGTAGCTGGATCGACTGCAGCGTTGGGTTTCGGTTCCACGGCGCATACTCCAGCGCCGACCATGCCGAGCTGCCGTTGCCGACCTTGGCCTGTTTGGTATCGGTCTCGTAGCCGATCTCGCCAGCCAGCAGCACCGGGTTGGCCGCTGTCCAGTTGGCGGCGGTGTCCCGGCGTAGCTTGATTCGCTGCCGAGTCGTCGCCATCAGCTCGCGCCCCCGCCGTCCACGTCAGGTGTATCCACCCATTCTGTCCCGTCGTACACCAGCATGTCGCCCTGCTGAGCGCTCGTGATGTTCACATCGGTCAGATCAGCCAGACCAAACGTCCGTGGATCCTGGCCAGCAGCAACGCTCTCGGGTGCTAGGCGGGTGAGCATCAGTTCTGTGAACTGCCCGTCATCGATCTTCATCGCCTCACGCACCTGATAGTTAACGCCGTCAACGGTCACCGCTGCGCCGTAAATCAGGCCGCCAAACTCCGACGTGCGCACTGTCAGCTTGTAGTCAGTCGTCAGCACCATGCCGTCGGCCACGATCTGGCTCGGCATGTCAAGAATCCCCATGCCAGAAACGGCGCCACTGGTGACAGTGACGCCGAAGTCGGCAAGAAACAGTGACAGGTCTTCGGTGATCATGCCTGCGCCTCAGGGTGGAGGGCCCCGGCCGCAGCCGGAGCCCCGGCTTCATCAGCCGTACTTCTTCGCGCCAACACCGTTGACGGAGAAAGTGAAGCTGGGGGTGGAGCCGCCCACGGTGTAAACCACGCGCAAGAAGCGCTTGGCCTCGTCCTTGCTGATCACCAGCTTCTGCTGCGAAGCAGATGTGGTCACCTGGGTGAAGGTGGCGCCGGTGATGTCGCCGTAGGTGCCACCCAGGGTGTCAGCAGACTGGATTTTCACGTCCAAGGTGGGAGTGGTGCCGGTGCCGGCAGCGCTATCGAGCACGAGCACGATGTCGCCGTCGTAAGCCTGCACATCAACACCAGTGGCGTTGCCGGTCGCGGTGCGAGCAGCAGTGGCGTGAAGGTTGACAAGGTCGAGCTTGTCGAGAGCTTGGCGAAGAATGGCCATGGTTCAAGCCTCCTCGGAGGAAGTGGTGGTGGACTTGCGGCCTCTCTTCGGGGCCTCGGGTTCGGGTTCAGGCTCGGGCTCAGGGGCGAGACGAGCCTTATTCATGCCAATCAGCAGATTGGCGTCGGCCACGCTGATCTCAACGAAGGAGCCAGCCGAAACTGACTCCCCCGAGATCATGACCGAGCGCAGAATCTCGATCCTCATGGCGATCAGGTGCCGAAGCAGAATGCACCAGGCTGCTTGACGGCGAAGTCGACGTCCTGCAGGGCGATGATCCGCACGGTGCCAGCGGTGGAGCCGGCGTAAGGATCCACGGTCAGATCCAAGCCAGACCACATGCCAACCACGAACTGGCTGAAGTCACCGAACAGGCAGTCATTGTTCTGCAGCTGGTTCGACACGATCACCGGGTAGCCGTTGATCTGGTCGTTCTCGTACACGAACTGAGCGGTCGAGGTAGCCGACTTCTCAGTGCTCTTCAGGGCGCCACGAGCAGCAGCGTTAACGATGTACCGCAGGGCGCCGGCATCAGCGTTGGCGGTTGCTACATCGGTTTCCATGCCGATGTACTCGGCGAAGGTGCCGTAGGTGGTGATGGCCTGGCTGCCAATGCCGGTGGTGTTGGTCAGACCCAGGGGCTGGTTGGAGCTGCCGGTGCCGTAGATGGCAGCGCGATCAAGCTCGAGAGCGATCACACGAGCCAAGTCGCTGCGGATCATGCCCTCGACATCGATCGAGGACTGGAGCAGCAGGCGGCGGCTGTAGTCAACGAATGCACCCACCGTCTTGGGGGTCATGTTGACCTGATCGATTGCCTGCTGGCTCTCGGTGGGGCTGCTGCCCTCGCCGACCCAGTAAGCAGTCGCAGCAGAGCTCTGGCGGGGAATGCTGATGTTGCCCTGCAGGCCAGACAGCATGGTCACGCCGGCCTGCATCATCGCCATGCGATTGCGCAGGAGATCGATGAAGCTGCCGCTCAGCAGTTCAGCGGAAACTAGGTTGCCGCCGGCGGTGGAGGTGCCCACCACGAGGTCACGACGCAGTACTTCGTTGGGGATCACGATCCCGTTGGAAGAGCGCTCGTACTTCTTGGCAGCAGCCTCGCCGACTTCGATCTCGAAGCCAGCCTGCTCGCGAGCCTTGCGGTCGCCAGGGTTAGCCAGATAATTCAGAGCACGGATGAAGGAGAACTCGCGAGTTTCCTTCTCGGTGAGACCAAGATCGTTGGCCTTCTCATCGGCGATGCGGTGTTCCACTTTGGAGCTGCGGGTGTCGAGTTTGTCGAGGACAGCGGCGCGAGCCTCGTCCACGGAACGGCCGCCGTCGATCAGCTCACGAGCCAGATCTTGGAGACCATGCTTTTCGCCAAGGGCGTTGATGGTGGCGATACGGCTGCGCTCGGCCTCAGCGGCCTTGGACCGGATCACCTCCACGTCAGGGGTGGTGTTTTCCATTTGGAGAACCTTCGGTTCTGGGGTTGGTGATGCGGCTGGGGCCGCGGAGTCAGTCGCAAGCGACCGGCCTACACCCACAGTGGGGTCTGCCGGGATGCTAACAACCGAAACTTCGTAGGGACTCCACTCAGTGGCTACGAAGTTTTCGCCACGCTCCTCCATCTTGTTGATCGCATAGCCGAAGCTGACACCCCGAAGGACGCCATCCTTGACATCAGCCATCACCTCTTTGGCGAAGCTATTGCGAGAGAAGCGGACCTTCACATAGCCGCGCTTCTTTTTGCCGTCGATCCATGCACGCTCGACTACACCAACAACCTTGTCAGGGTTGTGGTTAAAGAGCAGCGGAGCGCCGTCATTAAGACGTGCCAGATCAGCGGACTGCCCCTCATGGCTCAGCACTTCGTTGCCGAAGTACCGCGCCACAGGGTACTCAGAGCTGAAGGGGAACTCAAAGCTCCGATCCTCCAGCTCCGAGAACGTGGTGACCTCAGTCCTGGTGTAGTTGCCTTCCAGTTTGCGCTCCTCAACGATTTCCTCGGGCTGGCTGCGATCGGCCGGTGCATCCTCGACGGGCGGAGTCGGATCGGAAACCAGCGTCTCTGGCACGATCCAGAACTTGCAAGCGCCCTCAGGAGCAATGTCGCCCTCAACAATCTCACAGCCCCTCGGGCCAGCGAAGAAGTTGCAGTTTGCGCAGGCGATGCCCTCACTGGCGAACGGGCTCACTTCCATGTAGTTAGCTCCAGCAGCGCCAATGCCCTTATCGAACG